CGTACCTCTTGACGAGGTAGTCATAGGTCCTAGGCACCTTACAGGTGCCTTTACTGAAACCCTTGTGGATTTCATTCAGTCGTCTTATTCGACTATAAACATTTTAGATGTTTATGGGGAGCTTTTGCTCCCTAGACCCAAATCCTTTTACGGGCTTGGTGCAGGCCTTAAAGTTATTGGCCTTAAAAAGAAAAACCTTTCTTTCCTTGACGCCCTCTACGGGGGCGCTGGCCTCTCTTCTCGAAAGAGAAAAGCCACAAAACTCCTCGGAGAGGAGTCTCTTCCATCTTCCCTCGGGAAGATTGTGCTACTCCTTTCGTCAGTGAAAGCTGGCGAGCAAGGAGAGTACCTCTCAGATCTCTCTGGGAGAGTTCTGGAACCAGAACGTTATCTCCATGTTGGAGATTGGAAGATTCCCATCTTCACTCCTGATGACATGCGTCATCACTTGATCTATCGGCCTGTCTCCATGCCGATGTCAAAGCTAGATTGTCTAGCTGAACCGGGCGCGAAAACGCGCCCTCTTGGTAAAAACCAAGCCTGGTTTACCATGGTAACCAGAGCCATGAGGTTCATGGCTGAGCCCATCCTCGCGAGAGATGGTAGAGCCAGAATTGGCTTACGCTCCACAAATAAGATGTGGACCTTTCTTAAGTACCTTAAGAAAAGAGCCCAGTCAATGGACTCACCAATCGGCCAGTCGACCGATTATAAATCAGCGACTGATCTGATTCCACTTGATTTACTCAAGGCGATTTGGACGGGCTTCTTGCGAGGCCTTCCCAAGTCACACCCGTTTTGGGTGTTTGGCAGTCTTATAGTCTGCCAGAGACAGATGTTTAAAGCATCTAAGTTCTCGAGTTTAGAGAACGAATACCCCGACGGTATTTTGAACCAGAGGGGTTCATTCATGGGAGAGCCCATGAGCTTCCTGAGTTTAACTCTGGAAAATCTCCTTGTTGAGGAGATTTCATCCTACTATTATTACAATAGTGAGTCCAAAATATGGGACTTTCCTAGTAAGACAAAGGACTTACTTAACGGAGACGCGTTATGCGTCTGCGGCGATGATGTTGCCGCTCTCAGGGAAGACCTGAGAAGGGTTCTTCTTTTCAGGAGGATCGCCATCCAGTTGGGATGGGAGTTCTCTTGGAAAGAGGGAATATCCAAACGGATATTGATCTTTTGTGAAGATCATGCCATCATTCGTAATGATGGTAAGGATATTGCTATCCTTTACGTAGACGTAATAAAATCACGTCTCCTCACGACCATGAGCCGTGAGCACTCCGATAACCGGAGTTCTATCCTTGGCAAAGGACGAATGCTTAGTAATCAGCTTGATTACTTTGAGAACAAAAATCTCAAAATAGCCGTTCTTGGCTATTTCAGAAACATATTTGACAGATGTTTCTCCTACGGAGTGATCCGTAATCAGGCATGTAAGTTGCCTATTTACCTACCGCCTTGCGCGGGAGGGATGGGCTTGCCCATCGTCGACACTTTAATGCCGTCGTTCATGTGGAAGTACATCGGCCACATTTACGATATCTTGGATATCGACTCCGAATCGAAGAGATTCGTAAAACTCGCCGAACTCGGGAGTTTGAACAGTCGTGTGAAACACGGCTTTTCTTCGGATACGTCCGGGATCCTGGAAGGGATCTTTAAAACGTATTCGAAGGCCCTACCGGGCCAACGTGAAGTTAAGTCAACTTCAATATATAGTGATGAGTTCATCACTACACTTCTCCAGGAAGTGTATCAGGTTCAACTACCTGATGACCCATATGTTCACAC